TGGACTTTTTTCTTTTGTTTCACTAATGTTTTCCTAAATATGTAGGCGTATAATTCCTATAAATAAGGATTTAACCGCATTTCTATATAAGGTGATGTGATATGAAAGAAATAATAGTTGCTTTATTGTTATACGCTGGAAAATACAGCTATGCTAAGCATGTAGATCTAAAAAAAGATGATGTATGGACTGTCAAAGAGCTAGTTGAATTGGCTGATTTCACAGGTACGCATCTATCTTTCACAGATTCCAGAACTGGCATGGAATTATTACAAATCACAAAAGAAGATTTGTAGATATAAAGAAAAAGCCTACTCCCAATTAAGGAAGTAGGCTTTTTTGCATTTTAATTGCATCTTAATTGCGTTTAATTGATTATGATTGCATCAATTCATTTACTCTTTTTTGTACAGCTGCATAATCATATCCAGCTGCTTCAAGGCTTGTTTTTCGCTCAGCGCCGTTGCCCCATTTGCCAGCAATGACTTCTTTTGCAATCTGTGTCAAATCCGCTTTTTTAAGATTAAAACCTTCTACGATACCATCAACAATCAAGCTGGCAATTTTGTCTTTGCTTTTTGCGTATGTTTGCATGTCCTCTTTGTTATCAATAAAGCATACCTCTAGCAAAGCACTAGAAATGCCGCTGCGCTTGATTTTATAGATTACGCTATAGTTTTTCACTTTTACACCTCTTACGGCATACAAGCTTCCTAAATGTTTCATAATAGCATTTTCAACGCCTGTACCTTTTTCAAGGCTGGTTACATAGATTTCTGTGCCTTTAGCCGTGCCATTAAAGGCGTTGTAGTGAATTTCCAGCGCATAATCATATTGACCTACTTTAAACGTACCATTTCGCACGTCTTTAAAGGCGTTTCGCTTTTGATCATAGATATCTACAGATGCATATTGTCTTAGTTTTGGTGCGATAAGGTTTACAAGTTCCCTTGTCAAATCAGCTTCTTTATATCCGTTTCCTACAGCGCCGCAATCACCAGCGCCATGCCCCGAAATAAGCAAAATATTCATGATGTAATCATTCCTTTTTATTAGTTTCCGTTTTGTAATTCAGTTAAAGGCGTAGGATTTACCCAAAAAGATGTTCCATCCAGCATCACAAGATTGTTTTTAACGTCTACAGCTGTAACTTTGACCTTATCAACAATGACTTTTGCATTTGTATTAGCTAGGTAATTATCTTTCTTGCCATCCGATGCATCGGCTTCACTTACCATAGACATAGGGAAATAGCCGCCGATAGCTGGAATATAAACACATTCGCATCCATTGATAGTTTTAATAGCGGTTTTCGCTCCCTTTGGAATAGCAATAGACATTGGTACAGATGTAACAATGGAATTAGGCGTTAGAATCTGGTCTGGCAATGCCGTTGATGGCTTGCTGATGTTTCCACCGCTTGGCGCTCCCACAGCTGAACTATCAGACCAATTAGCAAACGTGCCTTTATTGATGATGGTTGTACCATCTGTCACACAAGCTAAATCTGCACTTACGTTATTAGGTAGATGCCATACGCCCTGTGCATTTCTTGCGTAACACTTTGTAAATTTGCCTTTTGCAATCTCAAAATGAATATGGTTTCCTGTCGCAAGCCCCGCTGTTCCTTCGTCACCAAATGATTGCCCTTGCACCCACGTTTTGCCTTGATTTGCGTAAGCGATGATGTCACCAATATAGTTATCATGAAGTGCCATGATAGTGGCGTAGTCGATCGTGCCATCTCTGAACAAAACCTTATTCAAAGATTCAAACCATACAGCATTTCCGTTGGCTGCTGTGTCATATGCGACAAACCGCATATCAAAAGGCGCATAGGTTTCTTCAATTCCTGTGTCACGTCCAGCGTTATCTAAAGCATTTGTGCCTAAGTGAGTTCCTACATTATTGCCTTGTGTAATATTCATGACCGCCATAGGAAAGCCAATCATTTGATATCCGTTTTTCGTTATTTTTTGACCTTTTTTCATAATGTTTTTTCTCCTGTTTCTTGCATCAAAAAAAGCGCCCGTGTGGACGCTCTTTATTTACTCTGTTTCTTCTTCCTCTGTTGCTTCTTCTACAAGCTGCCAATACGCTGGGTATTCAGCTGGCGACCATACGCACGCAATACCGTCTGGCGCAATACAGATATATTTATTGCCGTAAAAGGTGATTTTATCATCTTTGTAATAGGCATCATGTGCGCCTGTCGGTTGTACGTACTCTGGGTATTCCTCTGTTGGTTCTGGCTCTGGTTCTGGCACGACAATACTTTCTTCTTTTAGCTTGTCTTTGATTGCTAAAATGTCAGACGTGTTTGTCTGTGTTTGTGTTTTGAGCGCCGCCAGCTCTGTAGCCAGCTTGTCAATTTGTGCTTGTAAAGGCGCATAGCTGTTTTCTGGCTTTGCTTTGTTTTGTGCCAATGTTACAAGCTCGGTTTTTTGTTCTTCGGTGATGTCATTTTGAATCCAGACGGTATCAATCTTTTTCAGCATATCGGTCAATTCGTATCTGCCAGATTCAATTACATTTTTAATAATTTCGTACATTTTCCTATTCTCCTAAAGCGTTCATCTCTAACGCTTCTATACGCTTTTCAAGCGCTTCTTGTGCTAGCGAATTGTCACAATCCGCTAACACTTTCCATGTCATATCCGTTTCTAGTGTGTTGTCCGTGCTTACTTCCGTATAAGGGAAATAAGACGGAACGGTTGGGATTTTGAGTTCTTCGGTGGTTGGTGTGGCTAATGTGTATTCCAATGTCATAGGGTGACCTTGTAAATATTGCCTAAATTCTTCTAACGTTTCTGTTCCATTTAAAGATACCCATAAATTATTATCGGTAGCAATTGTATAGCAATTTTTATTTCCATAAGTTGCTCCACTATCGCCTAATGGCAAACTAGTATTAAAAGATGTTTGACCATTAGTAGCATCTGAAATAATAGCTATAGGTGTCAAAGCTATACTATATCTATATCCAATTTCGCAATTATTTTGAGCCCATGCTTCATCACTTGACCCGTCAAATGTAACTTGTTTTCTAGCTCTTGTGATAGTTCCATTTTGGTATATATCGTCTTGAGCTAGGGTTAATGATGTTTCAACTTCTTCATAATTACCATCAACGTAATCTCCGCTGATTTCATCAAATGAAGCATAAACTTTATCAGTGTATGACGTTCCACTTGTTGATGGGTTAACTCCTATTCTAAATGATACATATTTAGCACCTTTAGGAACTGAATAACTAAAACCCCAAGTATATCCAAATGATTTTTTATTTTCATCATAGAAAGTAGCGTATACATTATTGAAAACACCTTTTTCAGACCTAAAATAAACTTTTGTGGCATTTTTTGGCACTAAATATAGTGTTCCACTTGTTGATTTATAAGTACTTCCCTTTGGCGAAACTTCACCTATATATGCATCATTACCTGTTGCTTTAATAGTCAACTCTTTTGTTACATTGTTATATTCATACTCGCATCTATAGTATACAATTCCGCTTGGAATACCTGAAATAATATTTTTTCCATAGCTAACTAGCTTTGAGATTCTAACATTCTCAATAGGCATAGGATAATCAGGATTTGGTGCTGGTTTACCACCTGTGAATGGTTCCCATGTGCCGTCTCCATCTTGGTAGAGCATGGGTTTAGTAGTCCCGCTCGTAATAGAAGATCCATTACTACCATAGAATATAGCCACTACATCAACCGTCGACCTTAATAATTCGTCGGTAATTTCAACCGTTTCATTGTTTGTAATAACAAACGTCCTATTTTCCATACCTTGATTTCCTTTTACGGATAAACCTATAATTTGTAAAATCAAAGACATTGACCCATTAAGATTTAATTTTAACAATCCTTTTTTTTAAAAAATCCGCATTTCCGACATAATAATATGCACTAAAGTTTTCACTCAAACTACCGCTACCTGTAACAGTAAAAGAACCATCACCATTATTCGTAAGAGTAGCACCACCTTGTGACTTTGTCGCTAGTTTACTTGCATCAAATAACTGGTATCCGTTAGTCGTCTGTTGAACGGTCTTACCTTTAACAGAATGTAACTGCACGCCCTTGTCGCTTGTCTTGCCTGCATAGGTCATGCCGTCATATTTGCGCCCCTCATAGAACGATTTTTCAAGCTGCGCCAGCGTGTCGTATTCGTTAAAGTCTGGCACGTTTTCTAGGATATCCTCTACACGGTCTGCTTGCTGTTGTACCTTGTCGGCGTTATCCTGTGCGCTCTTACTAGCGGCTTGCGCTGTGTTTGCAAAGCTCTGGGCGGTGGCTGCGTACTCTTGCGCTTGCTCTACGTAATTAACAACCTCTTTAACGTTGTTTTCCGATACGTAATCAGCTGGCTTGATACGGGTGTAGACGGGTAAAAATATCGTGCGGATTGTTTCGCCGCTCGTTCCTGTATCGGTATAAACCCATGCCGTAATGTCTTTATCTTTTTCTAACAGCACGTTAGGCACTTCAACCACCAAATCATCACCCGATGCGCTGGCTTGCATTACAAGAGCTTCTTTTTCAGCATTGTTTGAAAAGTGTACTTCTGTATTGCTAGATATCCCTAGCCCTTTGATTTTTAGCTGTTGCCCGTAGTCCCACTGCGTTAGCCCTGTAACGGTAACAGTAAATACACCTTCCGCAAATATTGCTTCTAACATAATTTCACCTCTTTTAAAAAAGGGGCATTACGCCCCTTGTGAAACTTTGTGGTATTCTTCCAGCCTTCCAATTCTAAGTTCATGGCGGTCTAATACCTTTTCGTTATTTTTTTGATTGTTCATGATTGCATCAATCTGTTCGCCGTGCTTTTTGATACGTTCATCACGTGTCTTATCAAGCTCTACCATATGTTCAATGTTAGAATTCAGCTTAGTGATTGATACATTCAATTCTTGGATGGGCTTTGATTCGCTCATACTCATTTTTTTAATAGCAATTACTGCCCCAGAAAGAGCGATACAAGCAGCCACAACCATGCCAAATATTACATAGTAGTCCATGTGCTTACCCCTTTTTAGGTTCATTATATTCAAGTGCTTGCTGGCTATCTGTCACGCCGCTTGTAGTAGGGTCATTCACAGCGTTCCAAACGCTCACAACAACTAACCCCAAAACATAGGGATTAGATACAGCGCCTACAATCAAATCACCTAAAGCGCCCCATGTTGTCATGTCCTCTGCGGTAAGCCCAGCATAAGCCAAGATAGGCGTAAATACTGCCAATACGATTTGCACCCAAAATACAGGGTTCTTGATTCTTACTTTCCAGTTCATTTTCATTCCTCTACTTCCATTTTCCTAGCAAGCGGATTTGTAATGTCACGCTTACTGATGATGAGCTACCTTGTAGCCTTCCAGCCCTTAGATAAATCATAGGGGCATTGGTATTTTCATACCTTATATATCTAACAAGTATCATCTTATTGTCGGCACTGCTTGCCGTTATAGTCACCAAAGGCGCACTTGTAAACGCCAAAGGCAAAATAATACCAATATCAAATCCTGTTTCATAAACACCGCTATTGTTCGTGTTCATCGTCATTGGAATGGTGTACGCTCTTGTCAATTCAAGCGTACCATCAAGGCTTTTTGTATAATTCCATCCATCGGATGCGAAAGAACCGCACCAATCGCCCCAAGTATCAGCTGTGCTTTTGATTCGCTCAAAGCTACCACCACCAAGCGCAATATATTTTTGATAGATAGAGCTTGCACCGTTGGCGTATACTACCAACCAACCACCACCAGATATAGGACGGTTATTTACTGCACCGCTAACGTAATACACGCCGCTTTCTGTTGTGTAATTGTTTAGATCATCGCCGCCTGTGATTGCGTTCAATTTATACGTCAATCCATTATTCGCAAATACTCTGTTTGCAAAATTGATATTGCCGCTAAAATCAACATCTTTTCTAAACAGTGTATATAGGTCAATATCCAGTGTTTCATCAAGCTCTGCTGCTTTACCGATAGATACGCCTAAACCTGTAAATAAAAGTTCTAATGGCACACGCTCTGTTGCAATGAGAGCTTCTGCTGATATTGGCTCTGGCGTGAAGCTGTCTGATACCTCTATTTTTACGTTATAAGAATCAGATAAAGCGAAAAGCGATTGTGTAAAGTACACATCGTTTTCTTCATAAAATTCTGTCGTTGCAAAAATCGGCGTATATGTTGTAGCATCCGTATCTTTATAGGATAACTTCATTGACCTAGCGTTTTTATTGCCTATAGATGCTATCTTGTATTGATATTCAATACGGGCATATGTGCCGTTTTCTTTGATGTTTCCAGCATCGTCACATCGGCGTACATCAAACTTTAAAATCTGCGGCGCTGTGTATTCCTGTATGGTTATAGTTTCGGTTTTTGTCGCCGTCCTACCCCTTGAATCTTTAACATCCACCTTGATTGACAAATTGCCAGCCTTAGTGATTGTGTTTGTCGTAAAATCTGCACCGCTATAGGAAACATCTTCAATGGTTGCCGTTATGTTTGTGATCGTGCTGCCATATATACCACTGGCGCTGGTAACTACCTTGATTTGCGACATGCCTTGTATCCACAAGCCAAAGCTACCTATATTTGTGTTAGCTTCGGATAGTTTGACACTTGATATCGTTGGTTTTGCGGTTGTCGGTATGTTTATCTTGATATCGGCGCTCGCTGAACCATTAAGCACGCCATTTTGATACGTGCGCACAGTGATTTTACAATCCATGCTAGTGGTGTTAGGTATCCACTGCCCTATAGATGTAGGCACTGTCCATTGATAGCTTGTTGCCACATTTTCGGCAATCATCAGCGATTTGCTTCCGTAGTATATAGCTATGTCGTGCGTGTGGCTCGTTAAAGCCCTATTTAGCGTGATTGTTACCTTATCGCCTAGATTTACATCACTGTCCGATAAAACAGGCGTGGTGACACGTGGAATCGTTGGTAGGGTGATATTAAAGCTGCCACTAGGGTTTACATATCCACCCCACGGGCTATTTACACCCCACTTCCACGGCACGCTTAGCGTAGCTTTGCCATCACTTGAGTGATTAACAACAGCCTTATAGCTTGCTAAATTCCTTGTGCCAGAAAAGTTAGGGATTGCACCGTTGAACGTATTTGACGTTGAACCAAAATAAGAACCGTTGAAATCTCCCCACGGTCCAATATTGTAGTTATTTAATGTTGTCAGCTTCAAAGTCAGTGTTGTTGTACTCTGATTCTTTGATACGTCTATAGATGTGCTATATTCCACCCACAAACGGGCTACAGTCGTTTCTTGTAATGTGATACTTGCCATACTACACCACCTTAAACGCCAGATTTCCGTTAGGTCTAGGCGTTAATGCAAAAGCACCTATTTGTAGGCTTCCTGTAATCTCTACAAACTTGTTGTACATCTTGGAATTAGACACATAAGCGATTTCTTGCGCACCTTGAGTAAACGAAATACGCTCTTTTGATATCGTCAGCTTAAATTCATTGTCAATCTGTCCTAATTCGATATTTCCATTAACAAAGCGGATGTATTTTCTAATGTCTTCAAAGCTGGCATTGGTATTATTCATCAGACTGTCTAAATCAGCCTTGAATGAATTAAATTGCATTTCAAAGCTGCTTGATGTCTGTTCAAATACCGTATTTATTTGCCCTATCAATTCGCTATTATCATCTTTTGAATAATAGCTTTCGCTTACTTCTTGCCGTAGCAATTCGGCTGTCTGTGTAACAAGGCTTTGTAGTTCTTGCTTAACAGCTTCAATCCTGTTAGGAACATTAACAGTAACATCGTTTTTCACATCCTCTACGGTTTCTACAACGCCATTTATCATGTCGTCTGTGTCATTTCCGATATCAGAAAGTGATTTCTTCGTAGAATTTAGCGTAATAGTGTTCCCCGATGGGTCAAATAGATTGATAGACATTTTTAAAGGTACAAAATAGGCGTTTAAATCATGAAATTTGCTTATTACATTGATTTTTGAACCCATTTTAAAGCCCCTTATATCCTGTAATACGTTTGATTGGTCTATTGCCCCTATATCAATGCTTCTTTCAATCTGTGCGCCTTCTTCAAGCCTTGCTTGCGCCTTATTTTTAAGATTTGTTGATATCGTGACATCATCCCAATTTTCCGTATATTCAATCCAGCCGTATTGTTCAACTGCGGTTTGATTTACAAGATACTCTACACCGTCATTCACATCTGCAATCGTTATGCGCTTACCTGTTTCATCGTTCTCTGCGCCATATGGATATATGACCGTGAAAATGTCGGTATATACGCTTGATTTATCCACGCTTTCAATGTTCTTTGTCAATTCGCATTTCTGCGTGTTCATTGTTGTTAGATCTTCCAGATAGTCCAGATATACGCCGTCTGATTCGTGGCGTATAACGATGTATCCACCTAACATATCAATCAGCTTTTCTTTTATCTGGTCATACGATTTTTGCATACTTTCATTTGACCTAACAATATAGTCATTCGGGTCTGTTACAGTAACCGTACCAACCTTAAATTGCCGCTCACTAGACACTTTTGCATTGTGATTGTTGATTATTTGCGTAAAAAAACCTACAACGCTTCCCGTATATTCAAACGGCGGCTGTAGGGTATCATACAAAAATCCTAATTCACCTTCACAATAGTATTTCGTGGTTTTCCATGTGTCCTCATCGTCTTCTGTTACACGTCCACGAAAGATAATATCGCCATCTTGATAAACATACACAAGCGACTTCATAGGCTTTATGATGCCTTTATTCGGGTGGTTGTTAGCCAGCGAAAAGATAAACTGTCCTTTCTCGTTTTGTTCTGGCTCATATAGCGGTTCAATTACATGTAGGTTAGGTACATTAGGGTCATGCATCAACTTGCCGTCTATAACAATCTTATACATGCTACAGCGCCCCTTCTTGGTACGTGACAGTTACTTGTCCAGTACCGCTATATACAATCACGTTATCGCCTTGTGTAAATTCAAGGTCTGGGAATACCGTTTCTGTAGTCCCTAACGCATAGCTATTGCCGTTAAACGTAAAATTCATACTTGCCGTACTTTTGAATGACGGCGTAACAATCATCCTGTCATTTTTATATACCACTGTTTTTTTAGTGGCTATATCATCAATAGCTATCGTCAGATGCTGCTTTAATTTGTATGGCTGGAATGTCGCTTCTAGCTCGATTGTTCCAGTGCCTTTTTCGCTTGTATATTGATTCACCATGATGCGACCAAAATAATAATATTCTGGCTCATACCAGAATGTAGCTTTGACATTTTGACCGTGTAGAAATGACACTAAATCATTCAGTGTTGTATCAAATCTCGTTTTATCTTGGCACTGCAAAGAAATAGGAAAAGTGCGGTTGTTGTAGAATATTCTACCCGCACTTTCAGTTATATCTATTTGACCATCTGCCATTTCCAAATCAATATACTTTGTCTTAACTTCTGGATAAGGGATTTCTACAGCAAGAAGCATCAAACCAAAATCATCTAAGGTATGTTTTGATATACCGTTTCTTTCAAACAAAATTCCATGATTCATCGTCTACGCTTCCTTCCTTGTATTTTCCCTAATTCCACATCCATGCTAGGTGCTAACTGTCCAACTAATGCGCCATTGTCCATCACTACCGCCATATCGCTTTGTGCAAGGATTGCACGCAATATCTTTTTCAGTAATGATTCAACATTGCCATTTTCAGCACGCACAGCATCACGTACATAGCCCATCAATGTATCAATAGGCGCTACCGCTTCTTTCCCAGCTTCGCCACCTACTCGCAAGTTTCCGTTAGGACTTACGCCAAACGCTGTTGGCTCTTCTAAGATTCCACCTTCTGCGTACCAGTCAATACCCAAACTTGGAATTGAACCTTTTAACAAATCGCCAATAGACCAGCCAGATGGCTTGATGCTAAAATGTGGCATCGGAATATGTGGCCAGCTAATCTTGAAATTAAAGAATCCTTTAATTGTGTCAATGATTCCACCTACTAAATCTTTAGCGGCATTCATTGGCGTTGCTATTGCATCTTTAACCCCATTCCATACGTTTGTGGCTATTGTCTTTATAGTATTGAACGCATTAGATACTGTGTTTTTTATCGTATTAACAACGTTTGAAACAGTGCTGCTAATCGTATTCCAAGCCGTTGATACAACCCCTTTTATGGTGTTGCAAACAGTAGATACAGTGCTACTAATCGTATTCCAAACGCTACTTACAACTGAAAGAATAGTATTAAGTACCGTTCCAATGATAGAGCTAATAGTGTTCCATACCGTGCTAATTACAGACATAATCCCATTAAGGATTGTTGATGTAATTGATGCAATGGAACTCCATGTATTGCCTACAATACTTAGAATCGTATTGAATACCGTTGTAAATGTTGATACTAGACCACCGATGACAGATATAATTGTCTGAATCACTGGGAATAATATATTGTTCCAGAAATTCATGATTCCTGTGAAGCAAGTTCCTACTACGTTAAGAATCGTATTGAATACTGGCGTAAATACATTTATCAGCGTTCCTACTACCGTCATGATCGTAGTAAATACAGGCAACAAAATAGTATTCCAAATCATCGAAATGGTATTGAATACATTGGATACAACCTGTGCAATAGTTGGGAAATTAGATACAATCCAGCCTACAACCGTTTGAACAGTAGTGTTTATATAATTAAATATCGGCTGCCCTACCGTGTTCCAAACCATTTGAATGGTTGTCCAAACAGAATTCCATACATTTTGAAGTGATGGAAAAATAATATCCCATGCTGCCTTCAAGTTGTTTATGACATTCTGTATTTGCTCCATGCTTTGCTTAGCTTGGTCACTCTTTTTGAAGTTGTCCCATAGCTGCCCTATCCATTGCCCTATTTCTTGGGCTTTTGTTCCTAATGTTGATAATCCGCTTGTTAAGCTCTTTAAGATAGGTATTAAAGCCTGTAAGACTGGCGCACCGATGATAGCCGTGAATTGCCGCCATGCTTCCTTTAGGTTTCCCATGACGTTTTCATATCCATCGGCTTCACGTGTCGCCTGTCCTAACGCACCAGATAATTTATACGTTTCGCCTATCATGTCTAAAGCAAGCATCTGTTTTTGGGCTTCGGTACACTCTGAAAACTTTTTGCCGTACTTATCCATAGCAACAGTGTTTCGCTGCGCTTCATTGGTAAATACACCAATAGCATCACCGTTTTCAAAGTTACCTTTGGCAAACCCTAATACACGTTCACTTGCTTCTTCCAGTGATATGTCATAGTAAGCAGCTGCATCCGCTGCTAAACTCATAAACGTTTCTGTTTCCTTTAGGGCTGTGTTCGCATCCATACCAGCACCCTTGAACATTGAAAAGGCTTTTGTACCTTCCGTTTGTAATCGTGTTGATAGGATACCTGTGGACTGCCCTACACGATCAAACGCTTCTGTTGCCGCCTTTTGTAAATCCCCAAAAGTGGCTTCAAACTGCGCATTTTGTGCCTGTACGGTTGCGGCGTTTTCAACACATGTACGCCCAAAATCTACGATTTTATCAACCGCCATAGCACCAGCTACTACACCGCCAATTTTCTGAAAGCTGCTCATGATACGGCTGCTACTACTTTCAGCTTGACTAGTAGTGCTATCAATATCTTGTTTTGCTTGGTCAGAATCAATAACTATTTTTCCGACCAATTTAAAAAGTTCTTGTGCCATGTTTCACCTCACTTTCTAGCTGAAACATTTCAAGAGCTGCTTTGATTTATTTATTTCTGTCATGACTTCATTCTTGGTCATAGCCTTAGTTGGTTGCGGCGTTTTTTCAACAACCGCTTTTTTCCAATCATTGAATGTCTTATCACTCATGCTGTGTAAGTACATTTGCCACAGCTTTTCTTCTTGTTCTTCATGCAAGATTTCTTTAAGCGCTTCGTCAAACATTCCCATTTCGTCTATGCCTTTGAGAAAATCAAAAGGACTTGCATATCGTCTAAATAGCAAGTCCCACAATTTCACTTCCCCTATTTGAACAAAGACATGACTGTAGTAAAAGCCTTTTTGAAGTCCTCTTTCTGCACGAAATCAATAATCATTTGAATAAATACATCAATATCAAGTGACTTGATTTCCTTCTTGGTTAGGTTGCTTGTCTTTTCTAGCAAATCATAGATTTCATTTTCGCAATCTGCGATTCTATCAATTACGACTTGTGCAATATCAAACACAACAGCCATACCAATTTGCGTTTCATTGCTGCCATCCTGTAATAGACTGGCAATCTTTTGTCCTTCAAAGCTCTTGCTTAAATTGTCCAATCCGATTTTTTTAACTAATCGAATGACCATGAATAAGTCAGATGGTTCTAGTTTTCTAAATTCATATTGTTTCGTCATATCTTTGTCCTTTCATTTTTTTAAACTGTTGGCGCTGTAGGGAACAACACCGTAACAGGAACGTGCATCAAATCGTCCTGTTTTAAGTCAGCATGGCACGTGAATGTAGCTGCATAAACAGCTTGTTCTTTGTTCTTTGGCTCTAATTCAAAAGCGCTAGTACACAACGCATTTTCCATAATGACAATGACATTGCGCCCATCATTCAAAAGCCCTACGAAAGCGATATTTTCCAAGTAGTCATCATCATCAATCTGGGCTTTGGTTTTATATGCGGTGTATCCGTCATAGGTTTTTGATGTGTCTTTTACCAGATGCAAGGCATCAATAAATACACCCTCACGCACCTCTGTAAAGTTGATTTCCATGCTGCCAGTTTCGCCAACTTTATTTTTGCATCCCTTAACTAGCACCGTTGCACCGTCAATTTCAGCATCTAAGTATTCTGGTTCAATGGTCAGCTTACCGCCACCAGATGTTGCCCCTAAAGGCACACCGTAAAAGCCTGTTGTTTCTTGCTTTACAAAATCGCCAACTTTGGCATCTGGGCAAGTAGGTGTCACATCTGTAAGTAATACTTTTTCACCAGATGCATCACTAGCCACTACTTCTTTAGCTCCCTCTGTGCCACTTGCTACAATTTCATAGTGCTGCCCGTATTTTAGGTTTTTGTAGTAAGCGCCAGCGGAAAACATAAGATTTTGCGGTGTGGCTGATGTAATACCATGTGTTTTTAAAGCCATGTTTCTATTCTCCTTCCCACCAATGTATATCTAGGTTTATTTGTAGCCTTTTTAGGCTGTCATCATTAGTTCTTACAGGCACAGCGCCCATGTATGATACATGGACTGCCACGCCGTCAATCATCGTTCTAAAGTCTTTAAAATGCGCTTTGATTTTGTCATTCAAACGGACTAAATCAAGGCGCTGCCCTCTATTCCATGCATCCATCAACAAATCACCCCTATTGCTACCATCTTCATAGTCATATTCCGACTGTGAGAACTCACCAGTAACATAGGGGTAAGTGATTGATTCGCTTGTATTTACAATGTCGTAATATTGCACACCAATTTTCTGCATTTCCTGTGCTATTATCTTCAATACTGTTTCCATACTTAAACGCTCCTAAATACTTCTTGCGCCCGTTTTTCTACAGATGCTTTTTTCTGCTGGAAAGCGTGATACAGCATACGTCTAGGCTTGTTCCCTCTGGTAAAGACGTATTTGCCTGTGTCTGGGTCTTTATATACCCATCCACCCTTGCGACCATTACCTTTTAAGGCAAATTCACCAGTTCCGTATTCTTGCCAGATGGAATATTCAAGGCTTGAACCGATATATGCCGCCTTTTCGCTTTCTACTACTTTGCTATCACTCTGAAACGATCGCTTTAAGTCGCCGCTTCTTACGGGGCTGTTCTTAGATGCCTGTGCCGCAATAGATGATTTTGCTTCTTCAAGAAAAGATATAGTCCTTTCGTCAATACTAGCTTTGACCTTTGCGCTGTTATCTGTGAATTGCACTTTAGTAGCCATCTAATCACCTACGTATTTCAGAAATATTTCAAGATGCTTGTGTAATAGCATAGGGTCATCAATCAATGTGACATCATACGGCTTATTATTTACCACTAAACGACATTCATTTTCTTCTAAGCCTAGCTCTACGTAATCGCACACAAACACATGCGTGGTTTCTTCCAATTTCGCATTAAAATTGACCGTTTCCGTGCCGCCAGACATAAAATCAAGAAAGCCTGTCAGTGTCATATAATCTGCATAGCTCTCTACGCTCTCACCTATCACATTTTTGGATGTAGTCTTGCGCTGTAGTGTAGCCGTTACGTTGCCGCCAATAGGGGTCATGTCTTAGCCCTCATGAAAGGCGTACAAAAGCCAAACAACATTGATGGATAGCCGCCGATGGTATTTGTGCCATCGTACTGCTGGTAGCTTACTGAATGCCGTGAAATCGTTTCTGATGCAACGCCTACTCTGTCACGCTGAAAACAATCCCAATCAAGGATATTTATAGCGCCTTGAATGACCATAGATGGATACTTAACAAGAGTTACAAAGCAAACCGTTTCACAATACAGCTCTTTATCCAGCGTAATAGCATTACCTTCCACCTTTTGCACCACATAAACGCCGTCATTAGCACCAGATTTAGATAACTGGATAGTGTCATTAACTTTGAATACTGGTACATCATCAAAAAGCAGCTGATTACCACGGGCAAACGCCAAATCACGGATTGACCGCACTTGAAAATTGTTGTTTGTGTACTCTCTTATTGCGTTCTCTATAGATTCCAACTTGTAAGCAAGCACTTCATTCTTTTCACCATCGAATTTAGGGTATAAATACTTTAAATCTGTAGGTGTGATAATCATTTAAACACCTCTTTCTAAAAAGAAAGAAGCCCGTTTCTGGGCTTCTTATACGGATGCAACATCAGCAGCTTTCAGAAGCACTACTTTAGCATCATTAGTCAATGCTACAGTATACATCTGGTCAGCTGTTACCTCTGTCAAACGTTTCTTAGATACACGTTCAGTTTCAACGTTTGTATCACGCTTAATGAAGTAAGTCAGTGCTGCCATATCATCTTCTGTTTCTGTGTCACCTTCTGTTTTTAAAACAGGGTTGAAGTATACGCCACTTGTCTGTTTAGTTACCTTGTCACCAACCTTTGCCGTTGGGATAGATGGCAATACTTTAGACAAGTCTACCGTTGCGGAATCGTCACCTTCGGATGCAACAATAGTCAATGCACCGCTGGTATCAATCTTGTACCATTCGTTTGCTGCAAAGTGTTTAACCTTTTTAGATGGCACAATACGGGCATTTGCCACCATACCAATTTCACCATCTACCATCACTTGATTTCCGTATTTTTCACGGGAAATAAAGTCTGGGTCTTTGCGTAACTGTGTTACCTGTTTAGGATGCACAAATACAACCTTATCCGTGTTCACTTCTTCCTCAAACAAATCAATAGCATCAACAATATTTTCATAGCTCAAAGTTTCAGTAGAAATATAAGATGTCGGCGCTTTTAACAGCTCATCCATAGCATCGTTATCACACTTAGATGCAATAGAGTTAGTCAGCTGGGTAGTTCCAGATGCCACAAGCTGTTCACCACCGTGTGCGCTCAACAGCGCTTCATCGGTCAATGAAATACCGTTAGCAGCCTTTTTGATAGTGTACTGCTTAGTAGATGTCGTGATAGTGCGTGTTGGGATTTCTTCGCCCTCTGCCACATCTACAGCATCGCCGATATAAGCAAATTTAGGGATTGTTACTGTGTCACCAGCACGCCCCTGTAATGTCGTGTCAACAGTTGCATAAGGCAGCACACGGATTTTATTTTCTAATTTAGCGTTAATCATGCCCGCCATTACTTCGGGATTGATTAAGTCTTTCAGCATTGTTAAGTTGTCAGCCATACTATTCTTCTCCTTTACTTAATTGTTCATATAGCTCTTTGTTTTCCTTATAGAGCTTGTTGCGCTCTGAATATCCCATTTTGTCAAAAGCTTCTTTTGTGATGACATCTTTCTGTTGGTCATCGTCTGGTAGTTTTTTGACATCTACTTTTTTCTTTTGGGATTCTTCAAAGTTGCTGGCATACGACTTTTTCAAGCCGTCAATCAAATCATCTAAGCCTTTGATTTTGCCTTCCTTATCTAGTTTCAGCTCGGTATCGCCCTGTTTTGCTCTATAGATTAGATAATCAATGTCATTTGCTTTAGCGCCTTTTGCTAACAGCTCAAATTTCAATGTATTATCAATCGTCAGCTTTTCTTTTTCGGCTTCCAATTCAGCTATCTTGCCTTCATACTCTTTAATCTGGTTTTGCAATGTTTCATTGTCGCCATTTTGCTTTTTAAGCTGTGCAATTAGGTTTTCTGATTCCTTGCTTTTGTTACTCAATGATTCGTAGTCTTCTTTTAACTTGCTATATCTACCGTCAATGTTTTCTTCTGCTGATAGATAGATTTTGTTTTCTTTCATCTTTGACAAAAATTCTTCAACTTTTGAATCATCGCCTAGATACTCTTTCAATAAATCATGTAACATTTCGTTACCTTCCTTTCATCTACGCTTTTTACAAGTTCTCGCCTTGAATGAATGGTTTATAGGCTTTTCCTTGCCTTCTTTTGTGCTGCATTTACGCTTTTATACGTGTACTCGCCACGATACAGCACAAAATGCAAGATACGCACGTAGCGCATCCGTTTCCTTTTCCATCTAAAGATGATGGATAGGCACAAAAAAAACACGCCTTTGTATAACCGCTATAAAGTCGGTTTAAGCGTGTTTATGACTTTCTTTAATGTCTAAGCCTAAAGACATATAAAAAGCGCTCTGTGCGCTATTTAAACAATGTCAACGCCGTATTGTTCAGCACATTGGCGTTCAATCTTGCATCCTCTGTAGTTTTCCCAACCTTCTACAAAATGCACAACATCGGCTTCTGCTAGAAGCTCTAATGATTTGCCTAAACACCATAAAGGCTTTTTGTTTACATTCGGTTCATCTTTGAAGAAGCTATCAATCAATTCAACTTCTTCGCCTAAGATATATTCAACTAGCTTTTTGGCTTGTTCTCTTTCTGCCAAAATTTCATCATTGGTTTTGCCGTTCATTGGCTGCGATACAAACAATTTAATCATCGTTTTCTACCTCTGCACTTTCTAATAGGCGTTCAATGATATCTTCTTTAGATCCTCTTGTAGATACGCCCACTTTCTTAGCCATTTCAATCAATTCAGACTTTTTTAAGTCCATCAGATTGACAAGTTCGCCATCATCCAGCCTTTCTTCCGCTGTCTTTTCTTGCACTGATTTCGCTACTGGTTCGGCTGGCTCTACCGCTTTTTCTTTGACTTCTTCGGCTCTGCCTGTCGCTAAAATCTCTTTAGCTCTGTCATCGTCAAATTCATACACACCTAATCGGCGGTATGTTTGCCCTGTGTGCTTGTCTACACATTCACATTTAAATCTTAATTTCATATGCTTTGTCCTTTCTAAACGCAAAAAGCGCACCGTTGGGTACGCTTTAAGAAACCTTTTCTATGCTAATAGATAGGCATAAAAAAACACGCCTTGTCAGCGTGCGTTTTCGTATTTTTTAACTTCATCAATCAATCTCTGTCTTTCCATAGCGGCATCTTTGGGGGCATCAATAGTCAATTTAAAGAAGCCGTCACTATCCTTTTGATTAGACAAAAAACCATCTTTGCTAAGCGCATTTTCAAATAAAGAAAGATTTGCTTTTGCTCGTTCGTATTGTGCGCTACCGTTTTTATATTCGTCTTCCGTAAATATCATATATTTCACCCACCTTTATACTTCTTGTATGTTTCCATTGTCAAACGTTTTATTTCAATTGCTAACGGATTTGATGTGTTGCTGTTAGCAAATGCATCATTGAAGGCTTCGGCTAACGTTTCGGATTGATTTTTACCAGCATATTTTGATATAGATTCAATCAATTCTTTGTTTTTCTTGCCTTTCCCGTATTCCGTTTTCTTTATGTTTTTACATGCTTGCGAAACTATTTTTTTTGCTTCTGTACATTTATTCCATGCTGCAACTTTTTGATAATCATATATATATTCGCTGTTATTTTGTATCAACAGCCATTCTACACCGTGTGCTGATTCATGAACACCAATTGACTGGATGCTAGTATTTTTAGGAAACCATCCTGTAGCAGCGTTTCTATCAAGCGTTTCAATCAATGATTCTCTATTTCCAAAGTATTTTGGATTAAAAGTTATCTCATTTCCTACACACGCCATAATTCCAGATGATTCAGTCTTTATCATCTTTAAAGATTCGCCCAATTCTGGATATTCGTTGATAACCGTTTCAATTCCACTTATGGCATCTTTGACAGATGCAAAATCTAGTTCTTTAACTTTTGAATCCATCTTGATGTCATACTTATCAAGCAGCATCATTTCTAGGTCATCAAAATTTAAAGGATTTGCATTTGCTTTAGGTCTTTGTGTTGACACATCTTTATCAACGCTATTTTCCTTACTAATATTGTAATACTTTTCTTTCCATTCTGCATAATTTTTAGCTTCAATTATTTCACCTTCGATGTTGTCGTAATGCTTTGGTGTATCACTATCAACATCCCAACGTGGAACAGAAAGCAAAGCACATCTACAGTTGATGTCTAGGCGTGGTATGCCAAACTGTTTAGGCGCAAACACTTTGCCGCCGCTGTACTCAAAATAATCATCTATTTCAACCCATTTCTGGTCTAGTTCGGCGTGTTGGGGTCTTGTCTTTTTGTCATACGTACAATCCCATTGTTTAACGATATCAGCGCCACGGTCTTTAGCGGCGTGCATACCATCCATACAGGCTTGTGTATTTACCCTATGCCCTTCATTTTGCGCTAACTGTCTAGCTTTGCGGTAAGATACGCCCATTCTATTTTGTATGTTTCTTGCCACGTCTTGACCGCTCATACCGCTGGCAATACCTCGTGATATCTCACTAAGTATTTGCTTCTTTGTTTTCTCTACATTGTTATACAAACGTGTAGATAGCGGCATATTTGCCGTTGGATATGTCAACGCTGTAAGCATCTTTTCATGGTTTATAGGTGCTAAGACTGGCACGCCTTGCTTTTGTAAGGCGTAAAACTGCGATGCATAGCCCTCTTTATACATGTCTTCCATGTATGCCGTTATGCTGCTAGCATCATTTAAGCGTTTCATGGCATCATCAAGCTGTGCTTTGATAGTTTCTTGATATTTCAGTTGATATATCTTTGACCGCACCAGTGTTTCATTCTCTGGGTCAGCTTCTACCAATTTATCTATTTGCTTCTGTAGCTCATTAGATCTCTTTTGCACATCTTGCAATGCCCGTTTATAGGTCTGTTCAAGCTCTGCATATACTTGCTTTTCACGGTCAAGTTGCGCTTGCTTGATTTCTTTTTCCCATGACTTCATTAAGCATCAACCAAATATTCTTCTATGTCTTCATCGCTTACGCCCAAACCTTTCAAAAGCCTTGTTGCCGCTGGCTTTGTCAAACTGCCTTTGTGGTACTTGTCAATGATGGATGTGATTTTGTATGTGGATGTCCTTTCTTGCGCTGCCTGTGCGTTTGCTGCGCCCTCTGTGCCACCCTGTGCATCATCCTCTATAGGTTCAGCGGTCAATGTAGCCTGTGCTGTGGTAGCATCCACGCTTTCATCATCCTCTGATGGCAACTTGTCTTTGATATGCTCGTAATCAATATCAAGCACTTCACAAATATTTTGCATCATTGTTTCGTTGTCCAGATATGTAGCTAAGTTAAGAAGCGTGTTGATTTCCGTTTGCCGTGTATTGGCTTCGGTCTGTGCGATCGTTGCGTTATCTACTTCATTGCTTGGCACGACTCTATCAAATACCATGTACACGTCATTCATGCTGTATGATGTCTTGCTTTCCTTGTTGATTTCATCAAGCACAATCTTAATCAGCTTTTTCATCATACGGCGCAACTGCATTTCTTTTTTGTTTGCCTTTAAGTCAAGCAATGCATAGCGGCTTTTGATGACTACGTTTGTGACGTTTCCATCTCCCAGCTGATTGCTATTAAAACCCATGCCAAATCTATAGATATTTGTTTCATCAAGCTCAAGCTTTGTCTTTCGGGCTTCATATGGGATATTTACAGTCTTAATATCAACATCGCCATTTTCGCCCACGCCCACTTGCTTTTTAACTCTGATGGCTTGTGTAAGCTCGCTCATGCTGTGACCTTGAAAGCCTTTGACTACATAGAAGCCTTCCGCAAAGTCTTGGATGTTATTAGACAAGCCGCATGACATCAAATCATAGTCATCTATCAAATCTTTAATGGTTTTCAAATCGCTAAATTGTTTGCGGTTATTGTCCAGTCTTATAAATGGAATATCGCCAAACGTATCATAGTATTTTTCTTCGCCCTCGGAATACTGCACATGATACCTTTCTGGCATTTCTTCATCCTTTTTGATTGTCGTGCCATTGGTCATGTTGTAGTAATATACCTTTTCATCATCCCACACTTCGATTTTATGAATGACTTTCTTCTTTTCGGTTTTCCAGTAGTAGTAATAAATCACATATGCTTTACCGTCAGATGTATACTTTGCTGGCACTTCAACCACATTTACACCATCCGCAAACTTAAACCGTGTTTTCATGTCTTCATCTGCGTATCTATACAAATAAGAAAAACCCTCTATGCCTGTGTAGGTTAGAAGGTCATTTAGTTCCATTTTGAAATCATCATCAAAGTATTCATTTAGCAAATTTTGAAGTTCTGGTATATCACTACGCACAATAGGCGTATCACCGCTAAGCATGTATTGCACACACTGGTCTGTTAGTTCCGTAAAGAATGGATGGCTGATGCGTTCATTTGCTTTTGTTTTGTCCTCTTGCAAGATTCCATCTTCATCAAAGTAATACACTTTATAATCTTTGATGTCGTGCCTTGCTTCATAGTATTCTAAGCCTTTTTTTGCAAATTGCTTTCTAAGGCTTGTTCTATCATCGTTTATAAAATGCTTGATTTCGCTAACTGATAGCATTAAATCACCTCTCCTTGCAGAAATAGCTATCAACTATTTCTGTGATGCGCTCATGGTATTCGGCTACAAAATTGCACAATACTTCTTCGCCAAAATCTGCGCCGTTTAAACCATGCACAAATAAAAACGCATGACATAGTTCATGCGCCAATGTGTTCTTTTTTAGCTCATAAGATAAATCCTTATGAATATAGATTATTTGATATACCACGTCACATAAACCTATGCGCCACGTACCATCTTTATCTGTATATACGTTATCTCCATCGCCTTCTTCAACGATATCGTACATATATTGTTTAATTCGTACTTTCATCTTTCCCTCACATTCACAATTTCGCCGTCTTGCATATAGAAGCAATATCTTTTCGACTTAAACAATCCGCAAGTACAAGCATACACCTTGCCGTTAGCCCATCTGCCAGCTGGCTTGATAGTGATTGGCTTCTTATACTTGTGTGCCATAGCGTATTGTTTACAAATCTTCATATTTGCTTCATCTGTCAGCTTCATAAATTCTTCGCTTTCTTGAAACTCTTTGATTCTACGTTTAAATTCTTCGCTCATAGTATCCATTGTCCTTTTCCCGTTATCTCTCTGATGATAGATGCTAAGCTATCGGGGCTATCATCATGTGCTGCGTTTTCTGTGTAATCAAGTATTTCATTGATGTATTCGGGGTCTGTGTCTTCATGAAAGTATATGTTCTTCCAGTTCCTTAATAGATAGGTTGCTATCTTAACGTACTTGTTCATGTTTTCATGGTATCCAGACACCAAATATCCATCCTTGTGGATTTCTTTGCGCAAATAGCCTTTATCGGCGTTGTCCTCGCATCGAATAACGCCAACCTTGTACACATCTTGCAATCTATAGATATCTGGCAAGCACTTGTCTATATGCTTGTCATAGCGTTTTCCCAAAACATAGAACGCATCGCCACGCTGTTTGATAATCGTGTAGGCTGTACCGTCTGAACCACCGTATGATGCATCTATATGGCTTATACCGTCATATAGCAATTTATCATCATTAAAGAATTGTGGATTGGTAAACAGCGCATCAGCATCCGCTATATGTTTAAGCTCATAGTTAGCAGCAAATAAGCTTGGTGTCATTCGGCTTCTGATATCATTCAGCTTTTCCCTTGTTATCAGTCCAGTTGTATAGCAATCATAGCGTTTGATATTAGGCATAAGCTGTATGGCATCTTCTTTGTGCCACGGCGTGCCTGTGTTGAATATACGCCCACCACGATTCAGTACGTTTTGAAGCTCCATGTAAACAAGCTTTGTGCGCTCACGCTCTGCATTACTTACACGATCTTTTGTGTTTACAATGTCATCCGTGAAAATATAATCTGCGTGCTTACCTGTTAATGAGCCGCTTGTACCCATGCCTAATAGCTGCACAGCGCCTTTTGTGCTTTGATTTAAGTTTGTATCAACCTTGAATGATGTTTTAGTTGTCAGCACTAAATCAATGCCGTATAGCTCTTTTACAATGCGCAAAAAAACAGGACTTCTAAGAATATTAGAAACCTGTTTAATCACCTCTATAACGTCATCATCAGTCTTTCGCAAGAAGATAATGCTTTTATCTGGTCTTATAATCATTAGAACACTAATCGCTAACGATAGTGCACTGGTTTTGTATGAACCACGATGACCAAGAATTGTTTCATCTTCTGTGCCAAAAACCATATCATGAATCCATTGATTGTGTAGCTCTGTGAAATCTTTAAATCCTAACCAATGCCCCAATATGTACGGTTCATCATATAAAAGGTCAAGTATTTGCTTTTTCTGCAAAGTAGTCTTCCATTTCTTTCACCGCATCATCAACAGGCGCATTGATTTTGACTTCTTGCACTTTCTCGCCAGCTACTTCTAACAATGAATTGTACGCTTTGTAATCGCCTTTCATAGCACGCCCTAAGACCGCTACCGATGCCGCCATAACGTTTGTCATATCTTCATCATCAATGCCTAGCTGCTTTAGCTTTTGTTTTGCTTTATCATCTGTAACGCCTAAAGCAAGAAGTGTTCTTACCGCTTCTTTGGCTGTTTTCTTCCTTCTTCTGGCTTCACCACTGGCGATGCCGCCTTTTCTTCCGCATTCCCTAGCTTCTTCCACGCTTCGTTCACTCATTGGCGTTATATTTTCGATTCCTTTGTTCGCCATCTATTCACCTTCTATCTTTACATCTATAACACTGTAGTTTTGTCTTATTCGTTTTATATCGCCTTTATAGAATACCAATACATTTTGATGTGTCTTTACGACTTTACGTGTATTGAATATCTTTCTGGCTCTCATACATGCCGTTGCGATCTGCTCTAATAAAATGATTTCGTTATAGGTCACTAAACCATTCTCATTAAAGCATTGCTTCGTGTAGTCTATGAAGTTTCTATAAGCGCCTTTCTTATCTCGTACATCACCAACTACAAATACCGCAAATCTATCTTCTTTTAATTTTTTACAAGCAATATCAATGATTCGCTTGTACGCTTCCTTAAATTTGTCGTATTCCATAGTTGATAAATCTTTAGGGTCATCGCTATATACTTCTAAATCTGCATAAGGTGGACAGCTAAACACCAAATCTATTGATTCATCATTTATATGTTCATCTGCGTTTGTGCTATCATCACATATCCATATAGGATTCACGCCAAGCTTTTCAGCATTCTTGTAATTCGCTTCTACTTGCTCTTGTCGTAAATCAATTCCCATGTATGGATACCCTAGCTTACTTGCCACGATGCCACGAACACTTCCACCAGCGAAAGGGTCATAGATTCTTCCTTCATGTACGTTAAACCATTTATAAACAATCTCACATAAAACAGGGTCAAATACGCTTGTTCCTGTTAGGCTTGAACCTTGCTTTTTACTTAGTCTTTTTAAGCCACTACCAAGCAAATCATCATCCCTACCAAATGAACTATCAAGCCCTAGCGATTTCCACGCTTTCTTGCGTTCTTGCCAGTACCCTTGTTTTGTATCAAACACGCTTAAAGGCGGTATCATGAAATCATCAACAAGGTTTGAATCTGGTATTTCTTCTTTTTCTTCAAAAGTAATATCAAAGCCCATCAGTTCCATATCAATATCTAATATTTCGCCTAATTCTATTTCTAGCAAGTCCATATCCCATGTACTGTATTCAGCAACCTTGTTATCTGCCAGCCTATAAGCTTTTACTTGTTCTTCCGTTAAATCATCTGCGATGATACACGGAACATCATCAACACCTAACTGTTTAGCTGCTTTATACCTTGTATGACCAGCTATGATGATGTTGTTTCTATCTATCACAAGCGGCACTTTAAATCCAAACTCTTTGATTGAATTAGCCACATAATCTACAGCATCATCATTATTTCTGGGGTTTTTATCATATGGTTTTAGCAAATTTATGTTTACTGTTTGTATTTTCAAAGACCTTCAACCTTTCATTTTTCTTTGGTTTGAAGATGATGACAACCGAAATTATTATTACTGTAAATATGACCTTATAGACTTTGAAAAGAAACGATTTATAGGAGTTAGTATGCTGCCGTGTCTGGTACAGGGGTATAACGCACAAAAAACAAAACTTAAAGTATGGGTTATCATCATCTTTAAAACAAAGAAAAAACGCCCTATTTAGGACGTTCTTTATAATTTACTTTATAGCCAGATATAAGCGAAACTTTATATATCCTACAGCTAACGAAAGTCTATATGTATCGTTCCGCTTTATATCCATATACATTATATCATTGATATTTGTGTTATTCCGTATCAATTTGTCGCATTTTGTCGCATAAATTCTTTTTCTGCTTCTCGTTTTAATCTATATATATGCTGCCTTGATATCTTCATGGTATTTTCAATGCTTGAAATGTCTAATTTAAGCAAATACCAGCACCTTAGCACGGTTCTATACTTTTCTTGCGATATTTTAGCGATTTCTCCAAGATGCTTGTTGTATAGTGCTTGCTTTTTGATGTTTAACTGCATGATTTCAGCGTTCACATCGTCTATTTCTGTTATTTGACTAAGTATGATGTCTTTGTTGTGGCTTTCAGAAGGTATCTTGTCGTATTGAATGCCACTGATTGAATACATAGATAGTTTTAGCTCATACAGCTTGCTTTCCAGCTCTTTTATACGGCTGCATATATCGTCATATTCTCTGAAATGCTCTTTCATTCTGTTTCTCCTTTTGTTGGTTTATTTGTGCATTAAAACGATAACTAAAAGTATGGAAGAAATAAGTAACCACACCCAAAGAGCTGTCATTGTATCAATCAATCTAACCACCCCAATTCTGACATCTGTTGTGTGATTGCTTTGTATAATTCAACTCCAACAAACCTATTAGAGTAAAATGTTTTATCATAAAGGACAAAAGCCACATAATCTCCTTTTTTGCTTATGTATTCAAATGAACCGTCATTATATCCCGTAATACATACACATTCTTTATATCCTAACTCTTTAAACATTTGTTCTGCGTTCATAGTTCCTCAAACTCCTTTTTCAGTTCTTCTAAACCATCGCTTAGAATTTCTTTTATTTCTTTATATTCTTTATTCGTCAAGAAAACGTAATGTTCATTCCCATATGTATCCCAGTATGCAAGACGTAAGGTGCCTGCTTTTATACCATTAACATGTTCGTCAATTGCATCTTTTAGTTTTTTCGATTTCATTAGTTTTTCTTCTGTCATTCCTGTACCTCAATCATCTTATCAATCTTACGAATTGCCTTTACTTCCAACTCGCTTGCAAAATCATACGCTTCCATAAACCTTTTGCTATCAAGGTTATGCCCATTTGCTAATTCCCTAGCCAATCTAAGATTTTTCATAGCTTCTTGGCAGCAATCTCTTACTTTCATCCAGCGTTGTAATTCGTTAAATTCATCTAATGATAGCTTCATTCCTGTACCTCTTCATAAGTCTTTTCAAAGATATCCGGCTTGCATGGATAGCACTCACCTCTGATCCCTTTGATTACGAAATCGCCTACGCTTACGGTCATTTCTCCCTCTAAAGTTTCAATGGTGATTTTTCCTGCATCATAGCCAAAGCATGATTCGCTATTTGCAAGAAAATCACATACCTCATTATCGTTTTTGCCTGTACGTTGTACGGCTTCTATTACTACTGGTTTCTTTCTGTATTTTTTAATCATTCCTGTACCTCACTATTTAAAACATTCATGTCATATCCACTCTTAACAAACTTTATTGTCAAATCATGGTTTATCGAATTTCCAAGTTTCTGATAAATCAGTTCCATTTGCTCTCTACTAAAATCCGTCTTTAGATAATAATTTATACGTTTTCTTATCGTATCTTGATAATATAAATTATGTTCATGATTATTGAATGGTTGTGTTTTATACGTATCTCTTGAACACCATTCTAATAATTTGCACTTAATATCTTGTTCACTATTTACATCATCTAGACCAAAATATAAATTTGTACTACTATAAAGAATAAGTTCGTTCAGTCTGTTAATATATGAATTAGGGAATAAATCCATTAGTCTACCGATATATGATTCCATTTTCATTCCTGTACCTCGTCATTGATAACTTTTCTTAAATATTCAAAAGGACTATCTTCCCCGTTTTCGTGTTTGTAATAACAGTCATAGCAGTTTCTAATCCAATTTAAAGCGTTAAGCACTTTTTCACCTTTTAGATTTTTAAGCAACTCAAACTCTTTGCCATGCGTTCCCCCTCCATATTTATTTTCAAAGTAGAAAGCGTCATATTCATTTTCCAATTTGTCTACTGCATTTAAATATTCTTGTTTCATTCCTGTACTTCCTTTCTGTAAAAGCGGTTCGGTTCATATTCGGTATTTTCGCAACACTCCCAACCAATAGCATAGAAATATATAGTCTTGTTGTAAGATTCCCAAATTCTATCTATCTTTATGTACGTATGGTGCCTGTTATCCCAAACAAACATACCTTCTTTTAGTTCTTCAAGCTCCAAAGGTTGGTTGTCAAAGTGTTCTTCGATTAAATCAAACAAAATATCTATCTCGTTTTTTAATTTCAAATTTTCGTGACATTTATAAGGGCTAAACCAGCTACAAAATCTAGCTACACGGTCTAACGCCTTTTCACATTCTTCTTTAGTCAACATATCTTTTCCTCAATTCTTTTATGTATAGCTTGTCATTCTTATGTTGTCGTTTTAGCTTACGTACTTGTTTTTTTCGCCTTTTTAATTGTCTTGTCATGGCTTTTGCTCTATCTTCTATGTAATCAATACATTCTTGTATTTCTTGATTATCACCAATCATAGATTCTAAGTATTCAAGGCATTCACATATTGTCATGTTTTTGTTCATGATCTTTTTCTCTACCTTTCCACAGTATGTAAGCCACATATGTAAATTCTATAAATGCAAGAACCATAATGATGCCTATAAACGCCATAAGCATATTTGCTATTACTGTAATCATCAGCATGTCACTACCTCATTGACCGCACGGCACACCATATGCCCAGCCAATAAAATCAATCATGATGTACTGGAACAGCCAAAAGGCTGCCAGTATCATCAGACCGATAATTATATTCTTTGTTCTATTCTTCATCAGAAAGGTAAATCATCACTATTGATATCTAGTGTGTCGCTTTCAGCCTGTGCGGTTAAGCTGCCAGCGTATTGCGGTTGATTTCCGCTTGATTGTGGCGTATATGGTGTATTTGTATATCCTTGCTGATTCTGTACGTTATCTTGCTTCTTTGGCTCTAAGAATTGCAATTCTTCTGTGATTACTTCCGTTACATATACTTTGTTTCCGTATTTGTCATCATAGTTTCTTGTCTGGATGTGTCCTGTAACGCCAATAAGCGAACCTTTGTGCAAGTAGTCCATCATTAAATCAGCTAATTTGTTCCATGCAACACAGCCGATAAAATCCGCTTGCGGTTGCCCTTCTTTCTGGATATTTCTATTTACGGCAAGCGTGTATGATACAACGCTTGTTCCCGTCTGTGTTTTCCTCAACTCTGGCGATGCTGTAAGCCGCCCAATCAATACTACTTTGTTAATCATGCTATACCTCTCTTTAATTTCCTAACAGTGCTTTCACGCTTTTCATGCCGCTTTCTATATGTTGTGGCTGCGTGTTGTTTGTTTCTATCTGTGCATATGGTATTTCACCGCTTAGCACCAGTTCTTTTTCACGGTTCAGTACCATTTGATACTTGCGTTCAAATTCTTTTCTTGCAAACCCTGTAGAATCCCTATCTGAATATCCTAGCTCTACCAAGAAAGACGGGCTGCCTACAGCTCTTTGAATGTTAGCTGGCATATTGTTAAAGCATTCTTTGGCTTTCTGATAGTCACACTTTGCGCTTCTTAGTACCATTTCCCACGCTTCTCCAGAATCTACTTGATAGGATTCATAGCTTTTAAACATTTCATTTTTTACTTTTCCTATAGTTGGTGGAAAATCGCTTTTGTCCGTGTATATGATGCTTTTGACGGCTCTTACAACAGATCTAGTATCATCATTCTTGAAAGCTTCCGACCAAAGGGAAAGGAATGCTTCTCCCTGTTCCCTATCCCAACTTCTAAAGTGATTAAAATAATTAGCTTTCAACACTTTTAGGATTTCTCTTGTTTCTTCATACGTCATATACAAAATCCTTTCTAAAACGGTAAATCATTGCCTTTTTTCTGTGTGTGCAATGGATAAAATGATTTCCAGCTGTTCATAACACTTTGATTTACTATGTCAATCTTAGTCACATCATCAACAGCCATTTTGTCTAATTTTCCTAGTGCAAGATGCAAAGCCTTTGTTGTAAAACCTTTCATTTTTTTACGCATTTCGATAAAATCAATAAGGGAAGCTTTCAATTCATCATTCTTTGTGTAATCTTCTACGATGGAAACGTAAGTTTCCCTTTTTTCTTTATCCTTACCTAACTCTATCCTATCCTTACCTAACCTATCCTGTGTATCCATCTGGTATCCATCTGGTATACCAAGCGTATAAGCCTTGTTATCTTTAAGCATAAGCATAGCTTTTTCATCTTGATACATCGTTTCTTTATATCTGTCATTACGGATATAATTGTGGATTTTCCAGTGTTTGATGACTACAACACCAGAATCAAAGGGTATGATAAATTTTTTCAAAATCAGCAGCTTTAAATCATCCTCTGATACACCTACCATGCGCTGAATTTTTTTAGGATTGTTTATAAATCCGTCATCATCGGCACGCATCGCAAGATGGAAATATAAAGCCTGTGCGCTTGACGGCATATCAAGAAAAGCATCGCTGTCTATGATCGTTTTTGCAAACATTCTTCTTTCAGCCATTAGTAACCACTTTCCAGCCTTCTAAAGTTTTCTTCATTTTTCTTGAAATAAACTCTATATACATCATCAAATGTAAATCCCAACTTTTTAGTGATGCAGTACATAATAGGCATGATATTTTCGACTTTTAACACAGCCCAGCAAATCAAAATAGATAAGTGCATACTCATGTACTTCTGGATGTCAGCTTGACACCAAATTGTTTTTTGGTTTTCGTGGTTTTCTATGCTCATAGCAAAGTGCCACGCATCAACCAATTCTTCAAGCAGCTTTTCCCTATCTACAGGCGCTTGCGTGTACTTCCACCAACACCATCTTGCTTTGTTTTCGTGGTTCATTTCACCAAATTCATCAATCAAAGCCAGTCTTGATTTTTCAAGATTGTAATCACAATCATGTTCTTCATAAATTGCGCTATCTAGTCTATGCTGCGCCTTTAGCATATCGTTTAGCTGGTCAAAATTTTGTCCAGATAACATTTCTAATACCTCTACTTTCTAAAACGGTTCATCCTCTGTGCATTCTGGCAATTCTAAAATCTGCACCACTTTTTTATGCCCTCGTCTGAATTTCTCTGGAAAAAATGCCACACCATCAATCTTTACAAGTGCATATCCGTTTCTGTTCTGTACAACGGCGTACTTGCCTATCAATTCTTTTGTTGGTATAGCATCATTCAGCCGCCAATATCTTGATTGATTGTCAGCTGGTAAATTTGCAATAATACACATTTTCAAATTCATATATTCACCTCTTCAAAAGTCATATTCATGTGTTCGGCTACAGCTTTTCTTCCTTCACTTACTTTCTGTAACATGTTTAATGCCCTTTTTTCGTAATCATCCAATGCTGCATGGATTTCTTGCGTGTCCTGTGTAAGTTTGTAGCCTTTTGGACTATGCACAATGTATTTGTCTGTTATGCAAGCAGCGTACATTTTGTTGTATTTTTCAACGTAAGTTCGCCACTCTCGCTCTGGTAGTTTTATGCCATGTTCTCTAAGCTCGTTAAGAATCTGCTTCTTCGTCTTCCAGTCCGTCAGATTCACCATGTTTAACAACATAAAATTCACCTTTTTCAATCTTGTTTCTAATCAAAGCATCCATTGTTCTACTCATTCTGTTTTTTCTCAATGCGTAGGCTGCGGCATCAATAATAATGATCATCAAAGCCATTACCGCAATGATGCCAAGAGCATACAAGCTAACAATCAACAAGTTTTGCATTGTCTGTATCTGCATTTCCAACACCTCTTTCAAGTATTTCTACTTCAATTCTTGGATTTTCTTTGTCAACTTGCACATCATGCAAGTTTTTGTTTAAAAATTTTTGAGAATCGTTCTCTATGATTCCCATATCAACTAAAGCATCCTGTATAAACTTTGTAGCAAATACTATATTGTCTATGTCACGCCGTTTATTAGGCTCATACCACGTTATTTTAAGTGCTATAGGGTATTTATCTACCTTTTGCATCTTTGTCGCTCTGATAGCATTTCTAACGGCTTTCTGATTGCGTTTCTTCATGGCGTTTCCAGCATACACATTTTCACGGCAAGCTTTCGTGTATTCGTTCAAACCATCTAAGCGCCCGTAAATCGTAAATTTCATAGCCCTAACGCAATCCCAACACCAATAGCAATAGCCATGATAATCAATACATCAAAAAGTATCGCTCTTTGTTTCTTATGCAAGTATTCTTCATGCTTTTTTCTTCTTGCGCTTTCATTTACTATCTTCATCATTTCTTCATTCATCATCTTCAAACACCCTTATTTTTCCCCTCTTTATGAAATACTCCATCTTTTTATCAATCACAAACGGCGTTAGATGGTGCTTGCTCAAAAAGTCATCTGTAGCCATGTTATGCGCTTCTGTATGATGTACTCTGCATAACGGTAAAGCACGCATACCAATGTGACTGATTTTGTTTCTATTACCCTTTGTTCCTATATGATCTACGTGGTGGATATCTGCACGTTGTCCACATATCACGCAATATCTTTGTAATGCCATTGCGTATGTCTGTTTCTCATCAAAGTTATATCTATATTCCTTGATTGTGCGACCTTCCAGTGGTATTTGCTGGTCTATGCAAAAGTTTATGATGGTATCTATCAATCCATTGGCGTATGTCATGCTACAGGTTGATAGGCTTTCTATTTCGATTTCTCGAACTTTGGCATTGTATGTCTGTACCAACATACGAACCCATTCACTATCTTCTCCCAAGTAATAGCCAATATCATTACACAGCGCAAAGATAAACTTTCTTTGCTTGTCTGTGATATGTCGGTTGTCAATCTTGCTTATGTTGACTTCTAGCGATTCACCGCAATCCAAGAACAAATCATCCGTTTTTGACAAAGGAAACTTTTCGACAACATATACACCGTTTTTCTTCTTAATATATGGCATTACTTGATTTGTAGATTCTGCTTTTTAAGCAGCTCCGCACCTTCAACGTGTATTCCCTTTTTCAAATCTGCCAACAGTGTTTTCTTATCAATCTTACGTTCCACTTTTTCGATAAAGTATTGACCATCAATCAAATTTTCATTTTTAACGTCAACACTTTGTGAAAGTCTAAAAGAAATCTTGTTGCGTGGCGTTTCCATTTTTTTCAGCCCTCTAATATGCATTGAATCCGTAATATATCCTTTTAGGTATTCAATTTTTTTATCTACGTCTTTCTTACGCTCATTTAATGCCTTGATTTCATTACTGATACCATCTTTCAGCGCTTCTTGGTTCTTGATGTACGATACGATATTATCAATCTTGTTTTTAAATTCGTCTTCTAGTAAATCAAGGCTTTCACTGTCAAATAATATTTCACCCGTTTCATCGTCAAAACTAAATCCATTTTCTAAAACGTCTTGATAAGCTTTGTTAATTTCGTACAAGTTCATTTGCTTCCCTCACTTCTTTGTGCATTTCTTTTTTAAATAATAAGTCTATCAATTCACTTGCTTTTTGCTTTGGCATATCTTCCAATTTCTCAATACCGTTAAGTTGCAGCAATTTAGTTAAATTGTCACCAGTATAATTTTTCGCAAGAATTGATATTTGTTTGGCTGATGCTTTGCCAGTCATCTTTTTTCCTGTTTTGGCTTCTGGGCTTTCGTTTTCTGGATCATCACCTGTGGCTACCATAAATGTATTAGCTAAATAATACTTCAACGCTCCTGTGCTGGCTTTGAAGCCCGCTTTATCGCCTTTATCCAACGCTTCACCGCTTACGTATGATTCTTCAAAAAATCCTGTTTCACAGTCTGTAAGCGTGAATTTAAATGTGACTTTTCTAGCGTTCGGTTGCTTTTCACTATTGCTTGTCATTTCTTCGTAAGCTGCTTCACTAGCTGTCAATTCCAAACTGTGTGCGCTAAATAAATCAGTGAACAGCTGCTTATATCCAGCTTCGCTAAAATATTGGTAATGGTCAAAGTCATTTACCTTATCACGTTTCATAACACCTTTTTCGTTCAGTGCTTTTCTTAACGCATTCTTTTTTTGCTGTAGCTTAGCATTATATTCAAGCCATTTATCAGCGCCTAGCGTTTCTAATAGGCTATTCATCTTCTAATTCCTCACTAGGATTCTTTGAAGCTATAAACTCTTTAATTTCGCTTAACGTGATACCAGCTGCTAACATCTTGATTTTGTCTTCATCATAAACGCCAAGCGATGAATAACTTTTATAGCATTCACTCAAAATTAACTCTTTTAAAACTTTTATTTGCTCTTTCAATGTGTCACGTTCATTCTCCAAATCAATAGCCGTGCATCTCCAAGATTCTTTTTCTTCCACCAATTCAATCAGTTTTTCTGCTGTAATTTCCATACTCCTGTACCTTTCTAAAAAAATCGTTTAATGGCTGTTCTAGCCGCTTTTTCCTTTCTTCGTGCGATGACTTATCAATTATCTTGACCGTCACCCCTTCAAATTTGTAATAAACTTCTGTCATTTACACCACCTTTAATCTTGCGTGTCATGCAAGTATTAGTTGAAAAAAATATTGACTATCTCATCATTCGATAATTCAAGCAATTTTGACAGTTTATCTGCTTCATCAACAGAAAATTTTGATTTTCCATTTACTTTTTTTGCAAATGAATATTTTGAAATCCCAATTTTCTGGCTTGCTTCTGAATAAGTCACACCTTTTTCAAACAACTTAGTCTTGATTTTCTTACTCTCCATCTTATCACCACCTTTCTTTTTCTTGCGTCGTGTGCAAGATTTTTTCCACGGATATGATAGCATTGTCAAAAGTACAATGCAAGCATGAAATGCAAGTTTTTTATTCGCCTTATATCATTTACTTGCATGTGAGTAAAGTTTTATATATACTGTAGATGAAAGGGGCGGATATATATGGAAGGTTTTAACGCCGAAGTTGGCGAAAGAATTCGTAAAGCCAGAAAGAATAAAAAGCTATCTATGAAAAAATTAGGCGAAATGCTTAATTTACACGAAAGCACGATATCAAGATATGAGAAAGGGGAGATACAAGCTCTTGATATTGATAAACTGAAAGAATTTGCTGATGTTCTGGATGTTTCACCTATGTATTTAATGGGCTATGAAACACAAGAAGAACAAGTTACAAAATCAGAACTTGGCAAACGGCTTTTTAAATTGCGTAAAGAAAAAGGTAACACCATAGAAGAAGTTGCTGAAAAAACCAAAATACCAGTAACAGACCTTACCAATTACGAAAAAGGCTATATTGATATGCCGCTTGAACATGTTCGCCACTTGTCTAGTTATTATTGCGTACCTGTTGACTCTTTACTTGCTTTTGATACTAATGACAATGATAGTTTAAAGGAATTGATGAATAACATGGATGTAATTAGAAACGCACAGAGATGGAATGATGAAGTAGGTTTAGCTACATTTACAGAAGAAGAAATGACAGAGCTAATAAAATACGCTAAATATATTCTTAGCCAAAGAAAGAGTGATGATGAAAAAGATGAAAAACAATGAATTACTTATGGGTGAATATCTTTTGCTGTATCTACGTAAATCCAGACAGGATAATGAAAATGAAACCGTAGAAGAAGTTCTTTCTAGGCACGAAAGACAATTGCAAGAATACGCTGCTAAAACCTTTGGCGCTGTGATACCAGAAGATAGGATCTATCGTGAAATTGTATCTGGTGAAACGATAGATGACAGACCAGAAATGAAGAAGGTATTGAAGCGAATTGAAGACCCAGCTTGTAAAGGTGTGTTGGTCATCGAGCCGCAACGTTTGACCCGTGGTGATTTGCTTGACTGTGGCACAATTGTACATGCCTTTAGATATTCAAAAACGCTTGTTATGACACCAACAAAGATTTATGACATAGAAGATAAGTATGACCGTAAGTTTTTTGAAATGGAATTGACAAGAGGTAATGACTATCTCGAATATACGAAAGAGATATTGACCCGTGGACGTGAAGCATCGGTTCATGAAGGTAACTATATTGCGAGCATAGCGCCATACGGATATAAAAAAGTCAAAAACGGCAAAGAACAGATACTTGTGATTGACCCTGTAGAAGCTGAATACGTTAGAATGGCTTATCATTGGTACGTGTACGATGGATTAGGTGCTGCTAATATAGGTCATAAACTAAATGAAATGGGCGCACATCCTAGAAAGTCAAAATACTTTAGACCCACGGCAATACGTCAGATGCTAACCAACGAAGTTTATATTGGGAAAATCAGATGGGGTCACAAGAAAGTCATAAAAGTATTTGAAGATGGAAAGGTTGTAAAGAAACGCCCTAGAAATCCAGATTATGAACTGATACAAGGAAAGCATGAACCTATAATCAGTGAAGAATTATTTAACCTCGCACAAGAGCAAAAAAATAAGTCAACACGTGAACATTATGACTCCACACTAAAAAACTACTATGCTGGACTAATTAAGTGTAAAAAATGCGGCTACGCAATCGGAATGCGAATACACAGACAGAAAGGCGTAGTGTATAGAAGAGATAGATACTATTGTAGAAACGGTAGATACTGTGATCAAAAAGGCTCTAACGCTGAAATTGTCAACGATGCTATTTTAAAATCTTTAAAGGGATATTTACAAGATTTTAAGATAAAGATATCTGGAACAAATAAAGAGCTGTATGAAACACAGATGACCGTAATTGAAAACATGGAAAATGAACTTGGTAAGCTAAGTAAAAAAGAAATGGATTTATACGACTATCTGGAAGATGGACTTTATACAAAAGAAGTATTTAAAGCCAGAATGGATTTATTGAAAAAAGAACGGGAAGAACTGATTGAAAAAATAAAAAAAGCTAAGCAAACAATGCCTAGCGTAGAAAAATATCAACGACAATATTATAGCTTAATGCAAGCCATTGATGCTATAGAAAATCCAAATATCAGCGCCAAAGATAAGAACCAGCTTCTTAAAAATATTATTGAAGTTATTTACTACAACAAAGAACAAGCGGATATACAAACTAAAGACGGAATCATTAGGGGTGATATAGAAATTGAAATCATCCTAAAATAA